GATGCGCTCCGGATGAATATGATGATCTCATATCAGGAACTTGTTCGCACCTTCCCTATCACCTGTGTACGATTAATCGTTATCTCCCCATCTTCGGTCTTTATCGTTTTGTTATGATTAACGACCGTACGATCAGAGATCTTAGTCTTGTTCTGGTTGATAACGTAAATAATCACCGCAACCACACCAACAACTATCCAGAAAACTTCCATTGCTTTTCCTCACAATAACATTACCTTAAAGGTAATATCTTGCTTTCAGGTGATCAAGCGTTAAACGCAATCAACCAAATACGGTTGATTTTAATGTTTCTTCGCGCTTATCATTACCTTTACGGTAAATTTACATCGCACTCCTCTTGTGCCATAGTAATCGGGCACTGGCAAAATCCAGTGCCGGGATTGGCGTCCCGGATTACTACAGAGGCACATATGCCGCATAAGCGGTTTTTTTATGTGTAAAGCGCACCTATTCTATGGTGGGCTGTGTGGGGGCACCGAAAGGTGCGCCGGGTCCTTTGTAGCCGGTTACGCCAACCCTGCACAGTTCACCACCAACCGATTGGCGTCGGTAGTGGTGATTAACCTAACTACAAAGGTGATCACTATGACTGCTAACGTAACCCCATCTGTTTTTCATTTTGAATCAGAAGCAACCATTCGAGCCATTGTTATTGATGGAAATCCTTGGTTTGTTGCCAAAGACGTTATTAAAGCTCTTCAACTGACAAACCCCACTATGTCAATAAAATCTCTTGATGATGATGAAAGGGCTAAATTTAACTTAGGCCGTCAAGGCGAAACCAATATTATCAACGAGTCAGGCCTCTACACACTGATCCTCCGCTGCCGCGATGCGGTGACACCAGGCACTATCCCATACCGCTTTCGTAAATGGGTTACAGGTGAGGTTCTTCCTCAGATCCGCCGCACCGGAAGTTACATTAAAAACTCGCTCCCGCAAGAAGAACGCATAAAGATGGTTGCCGACCAGGTAGCCAACGCCACGGCGTCAGCAGTGATGCAGGCAATGAAGATAGAGAACAAAACCTACAGCGCCCCACTGAAGCCCGGCTACCGTAGCCTGATTCATTCGCCGTCTGGTGTTCTCGGCCTGACGGAGAACTCACTGCTGATGAATCTGCTGAACCAGTTACAGGACGACGGGCACGACGTATCGGGAGCGGCGGCGGAGCTGACCACCATGTTCTGCTACATCGTTGGTGTGAGCAAATGCCTGCGTGATATCCAGACCCACGCGGAGTACATCAACGACAAAGCAGGGTTCTTCTGACGGGCGGCGGCACAGGGATGTGCCTTTAAAATAATCATTGGCGATGTGATGTAGATTCGCGTAATATTACCTTAAAGGTAAAGGAGGCGCGATATGACAGCGTTGAAAAATCGTACTCAGCACAATGAACAAGCCAAGCAATGCTGGGATGTCATTGGAAAAGTTATGCTTGGTCGCGCAAGCAAAGAGCGCGACAAGGATATGGTTTACCAGACAGGAACATCTTTTAGCGACTTCAAGGCGGCATTTCGCTCCAAATAGAAGCACATCAGGAGTTTTCCTTGAAGTTTAACATTAGAATATCTAATAGTTTTCTACATGGGGAAAGCAACACCCCTTTCGCTGTAGACGGACCTTTCCTTACTGATGATGAAATAAAAATCATACAAAGGTTTTTAGAGGATGTTGCCAATGGAAGGGCGCTTGTTGGAAAAAACAAGCCCTCGTGGGTTGATGATAACCATGATAAAATTCCCGGCTCAGACAATTATGAGCAAGAGAATTATTGGCATTATCATTGTGGGCCAACATGGTATCCAAACACATTTAAGAATTATACCATTAACTTAAATTTCAACCCTGGCGGAATGCATTCTAATGAATGCATTCATTATGCAAAAAATGATAATGAAATTGTCATTGTTGGATTTTCAAGAGAACACATACCTTTCCTTTCATCAGATGGAAACAACAATCCGCTTTTTAATGATGAAGAAGAAGAATAAGCCCGCGCTGCGGGATTTTTTGTGGACGAAACAAAAGTCAGTGCTACACTCATTGACGCCACATTGAGGTGGCTTATAGATGGAAATTTCACAATGAAAAAAGCATTTGCTGCACTGTTCGTTTTGTTGTCTCTGGTAGCTTCAACTCAGGCCTTTGCCGGTCGTTGTCAGCACGACAGCGATACTGCCGCTGACGGCTCCCGCTGCGGTGGGCGTTCTGCGGATTCCCGCCCGGGAGGCGGTGGCATTCGTTAAAAACAAGGCCGCGAAAGCGGCCTGTGACATGTCACGTTCCTTTTCTGAATGCTAGCCATTCGAAAAATGATGACATTCCACCGCAGACAATAGCAAAGATGATCCCACCAAAGAAGAGAAGGCCAGCCTGCCACCACTCCCACCGCCATACATCCACAGCGCCAACCATACCAACAATCGCTCCAACAAATGGAATATAGCTCACGATGAAAGCAATGGGGGCTGCAATTATCCAGTGCAATCCCCACCATGATTCAAGCCCAGCCATAATTGCTGCCAACTGAAAAAGACCAACGACGATATAAACAATGAATCCTATAGCTTGCATGTAGTCACCTAATTTACCCAGTAAAAATAAGAGGCCTCCCCTCAATAAGGCTTGCAACAAGAACGACTCCCTGCACAACAAAGATGAACCAGCAAATAGCTTGAGTCTGAGGGTTAAGAAAATATTTGTAGCGGTCAATAAATAACAATCCACCAGAAATTATCACACTCAAAATAATTAAAAACACAACACTTCCTTATTGCGGAGTGACATCCTGTGGTCGCCACCAGTATGTCTGGTTAAACTCTTTCTTCGAACGTTGCTCCATTTTACGCAAATAACCTGGTGAAAAATACTCCTGCATCTGGTTAAAGATCATGTGATCGAGAGCCGCCTTTAAGTACCAGAGATTCGCACCTGGCATCAGACCTTTCCCCAGCTTAACCAGATCACCACCAGTCTGCTCATTCTTCCCTTCCACAGCATTTAACGGTATGCCCTGAGCAATCTTCACTACGTCATCAACCAGACCAGCTACCGGGCCAAGCATCGACGCCAGCGCGCCGCTTCCGTACCTAGTGTGATCTGACAATAAAAAGTCACCGTAAAGGCCAAGACCACCACCTTTCAGTAGAGCACCAAGCCAAAATTTAGCAGCATCTTCTCCTGTCATCTCGCGAGGATTACGACCAGACGCAAGGTCGTTAAGTTGCTGCGACAAAGCGCCAAGAATGGTCGTACTGGCAATAAACGTCGCAATATATGCCGCACGCCCACCAGCAGACGGCATACCCATAGCGCGTGACCAGTGACGCATAACCACCGAGATAGGGAACGATTTAAACAGGAAAACACTTCTCGTTAATTCACCTTTCCATGTTCCACGCTGAATACCAGAACCGGTTATCAGTTGCTCACGTGCTCCCGGTGTAATAACAGCCATATCAACTTCTTCAGTTACGGCACCGAGCAGTTTACGCATTGCCTCAAATTTCACGCGTTCAGGCTCACCAAGATGTTTAACTGCTGAATCAGGGATACGCATAATGCTTTCCGGTGTCAGCATCGTATTATTGCCGTTCCCCCAGTCCTCCTGTTGCGCCAGCTTCCATACGCTCCAGTCTGTGTCAGTAATCCCTTTGCTTTTCAGGATACGAAAATCAGAATCATCGAGGCTACGAAGGTCTGGTGTCCGTGACACTACTTCTCCCAGGCTTCCCATCATGGTTACGCCATAGGCGCGCTTGTGCGCATCTGACCATGCTGTAAGCCCACTGGCACGCATCACCGCCGTTGCAGCCCAACGAGACACAGACGGCCCCATATTATCCATCGCCCAGCGGTTAACGCTGCCAAGTAGAGATTCCATCGCCAGACCAGCGCGGCGCGCCCGCGCAAGTTCTGTACGGTTCGTTGGGTCCATAGCTTCAAGCTGGTTGCGGAATAACTGGTTCATTGGAAGGTTGGTAACCTTCGCAGACAGATACATGGTTCCAAGATCAGAGAACGATGACAGCAACGCGGATCCGAGTCTGCTGGCAACCAGCCAGTTGCGGATATTGTCAGACCATCGCGCGATGTGCGGATTCGCTACAGGCTGTGTCTTTCCGGAAATAAAGTTGTACAGATTCTCTGTGTTGTTCGCCAGCCGCTCGACTTTACCGGTTTTACTCGGGTTAGCTGTTGCCGTTTCTGCCTTCACCTGATCAAGAAGAGAGCGGAAAACATGATCGGGGTTTGGGCCATATGTTTCCACCAATGCAATATCTTTACTGATACCTTCAAGGTGACCGACCATGATTTCCCATAGAGAGCGATCGCCATAAAGTTGCTGATATTGCAGATAGGAATCTGCATCTTTGAAATGTATCTGTCGTGATGCATTACCACGGTTAGCACGTGCGCCGGAAATTCGCATTCCGGTATCAGTAAGCTTATTCAGCCCACCAGTAGCGATCGTGTTATAAGCCTCTCCAAGAAATGCAGACAACTCGGCATCGTTCATCAGTTGTCCATCGGCTAGGGTATAATATTTGCGATCCAGCTTACCTATAACATCGCTAACCCATTTATCTTTTGATACCGCCCCAACCTTTTCCATAGAATGATGTTGAGGGATCCCCCAGTTTTCGAGATAGCCAGTGTCCCCACCAGCATCATTAAACCGGCGGCGCAGCAGCTCTGTAACTTCTCTCCACGCCTTAGCACCTTTTCTTGCTTTAGCATTGCCAGTATTTTGCCCCCGCATTTCATATACCAGGTCACGTACGCCCGCTTCATCTTCAAACAGACCAAAAAAGCGAGGATCAACTGCTTCGAATGCCTCCTGCAATTGACTCAATGCATAATCACGGGTGGCTTTTGTTCTGGATTCAACAGAGAGGAAATTCGATTTACCGTCTGCATTAAAAGCAATAGTACGGTTAAGAGCGCCAAGTTTCCCATCAGCCCCTTGATAGCTATTGATAAATTTATCCAATCTCTGACGTGCGGCTATAGTGAGGGCCACACGACGTTTCTTTAATGCCGCTTCTCGCTGTAATTCTTCAGATGCCAATTGTGCTGCACGATACAACCGTTCTGATTCGGAAAGTTGTCGCCACGACATCGGGTCATCACGAGCAATGGAGCGCATATTTCGATAAATGCGGTCTTCAATGTTCTGTATTTCTCGCGCCGTTAACGTGCGCTGCGCCGCCTGCTGGACCGCTTGTATACATTCCTGTCTCATTTAATTTAACCTCTCAAGAAACACGCCACAGCAACATCAAACAGGCTGGAATCCTGTATTGCCTGCTCACTTTCCCTGTTCGCTTCATCCAGTACTTCACGCGCACTGCGCGATTGTGGATTACCATCATCATCCAGCACGGTGATTATCATGTCAGGTGATTCAAGCAGCGAGTCTTCAGCTATGCGCAGATCAATATCTCCTGCCTGATCTGACATCATTTTTTGTTCTGCCTGTTGCAATATTTTATCAGGCTCAAAAGGAGCTACTTCGTCTGGCGTCCTGACCTCTGCTGTTTTATAGAATGAAACAGCCTGAGCATTAAGTTCACTTTCTGCCTGCTGTCTCCGAGCCAGTTCTGCTCGAGCTTCAAAAAACTGACCGCCAGGCTCGTGCGGTGCCAACGCGTTACGGGAAAATTCCAGGCGTTCTTGTGCCTGCCGGATTCGTTGATCAATATCGCGAAGTCTGGCCTGTTTATCTGATCGAGCACGAGACAAAGCTTTACCGCTACCGGTTGGCTCTTCTGCAAGAATTTGTGCACGCTGTTCAGTGAGATTTTCAATAATTCGTTGGCTATTAGCGATTTCAGACTGGTAAACCTGTCTATCTCCACGCGGCAAAAGCTGCGCGGCCTGTTCTTCAAGCAACCGATTTTCTATAGCGCGCGCCGTTACTCCATCATCTACAGATGACAGAGCCTCATTAACTGCCTGAGACAGCAGACTCTTGCGCCCAGGAATTTCACTGAAAGATGCAGACTCAACAATGCTGGCAACGTCTACAGGTCTCCCCTGGCTAACATCAGACATAGCTTTTCGCAGAGCCTGAATGTGAGAATTGCGCGAAAGCACGTTGATCGGCACGCCGGGCGCAATATCAATTTCAGCATGATGAGCGGCATTCGCCGCCAGTGCAGCATCGATATCAACTGGTGAAAAATTTGGTGCGTTTGTAGACTCGCCGCGAGAGTTAATAAATCTGCCGACACCACCAAACGCCACCCCAAGAACAGCATCAATAGCAATTGCCTGTCGATCCAACACATCATACTGGTTAGCCATTTCGCTATAGCCACCATCACGAAGTGTTTTTGCAGTAAGCCCACGCTGTGCCATACCGAACGCAATATTTGTACCTGCGGCATAGGCAATATCTGGCGTTGCACGTACTGCTGTTGCTGCGGCGCGTCGCACTGAACTCTCACCCGTCCGCGCAAGCTGAGCCGCCACACCTTCCGCCAGCGCACCACCAGCACGTAACCCGAGGCTCATAGGGATCAGCGTTCCGGCACCAGCAGTAATGCCCTGCACTAATCCCGCTTCCTGCGCCGTCCTGAAATCAACACCCTGTGCTGTCAGCCGTTCAAACTCAGAAAAACCCTGTAGCGAAGTTACCGCCGCTGCACCTCCGGCAGGACCACCGAGCGTTGTACCGACAACAGCCTGCCCGCCCATATCGAACAACCCATAAAGAACCTGCCCAGCGGTTCCGGTTGTCGCGGCATCAGGCGTCAGCCGCTTAACCTGCTGCTCTGCTAGTTTTCTCTGCTCGGCAATGTATGAAACTGAAGTATCATTGAGCGAGGTGTTTTCGTTAACAAACTGAGCAATCGGGGATACGATTTTATCCATCCCTGCCCATAGCAACTGATCTGGCTTTGCCACCAGCCCGGAGTACAAACCAGACAATGCCGCTCCTACAGCATTGTCGAAAAAACCAACATCGCTGTTAAAGCCAGCTGGATTTGATGCTGCTTCGTCAAGCTGCTGATTCTGGTTTACTGGATTAAGGCCAAAGTAACTCATTGCGGAATATCTCCGGAGAATCTCTGACGCTTCTGTGTCAGATTAAGAACAACGGGAGAACCATCATCTTTCAGCAGATAACCAGTACCAAGTTTCACCAGGTACTGACTATCGCCGTAACTTTGCAAACCATACTGACCAGGCGGTGTTTTTATCCCAGAGCCGACAACTTGTTCATTCCAAGCCTGATTAACCTGCTTATCGAATTGCTCTGCAGACATTCCCCACGGCAAAAGGACATTCCCCATTCCGTTATAGTCATGCACGCCACCTGTAGCTACGTTAACAGCCTGTTTCCAGACATCATTGTCAATTTCGCCTGATACCACGCCTTTTTTCGCCATCACACCAGCGTAATAATCCTTTGCGATCTCGTATGCCATTGATGCCCCCTGAGCGTCACCAGCAAATGCATCCTTCACCATGTCAGAAAACTCAAGGCGAAGATCAGCATCTTTAGGCATCGGAATACCTTTCGCATCATCAGTACCTTTACGAGCCGCCGCGCCAGCAAGAATTGTCTGCGCAGCGGTTTCAGGAGACACGGAAACATCCGGATTAAACCAGTTTTTTTCTGCCAAAATACCACCGGGCTTATCCATCAGTATCCCGGCAACGGCAGCAGATGGAGCGTTGGCACTGATCTGCTGTAGTGCTGACATATACACCTGCCCACCACCAGTGCTCTGCCTGATGGTATCGAGATATGCTGCCTGTTGGGAAACTGGAGCATCACGAAAGAAAACACCGATCTGATTGGCCTCGTCTTTGGAAAAGAACGTCAGTGGAGTGCCATATGACTTAGCAAGGTCACTGACCTGAGCGGCACGCAAGGCAACGCTCTGTCCAAAGTTATCCTTATTGCTCATGTCGATAGGCTTTGCCTGTCCGGAGGCAAGAGAGAACTGCACAGGATCCGACTGCCGCTGCTTTATCACCTGATTTGCAGCCGAAACAACGTTGTCATAAAGAGCTGCGCGTGCCGCATACCCCTCCCCTGTATCACCAGTATCCGGGCGTAATTGCTCAACATATGCTGTAATGCTGCTTGTCGGCATGTTGCGGAAAGAGCCTATATACTGTCCGGCGATTTGCGTATTTCTGAACTCGGTATATCGCAGGCTTCCTTCTCTTACTCCATAAGCTGCAATAAAATCAGCCTCACCAGGTGGGTTAGGAAATTCAACGCCACGCATATACGCAGCTGTCGCATCGCGAACCTGGCTGTCAATCATCGTTTTATATTCAGCCTGCTGCTGCCGACGCAGTTGATCCGCCTGTCGCATAAAACTTGCCTGCGCCTCAGGAGATGCCGCATCGAATGCTGCATTACCGGTATAGCGTTTGGTGTTGGTTGGAATTGTTGATAAACCAAGTGCTGCACTGACACCAGCAGTTAACTGCTGATCACTGTATGGCTGGCTACCGTTCTCATGATGGATAATGGCTGCACAAAGCGCCTTCAGGGTATCAGGATTAGATGCATCGAGAGGCTCATCAGCAGAAACGCCAAGTTGTTCGCACACTGCTTTGATATACGACATAGTGTCATTTTTATCAGTAGGCGGTGCCCAGCGATTAATTATCTCGCTGACGGTATCAATACCCTGCCTCTGATACGACATCAGGTTTCGCCCTAATGCACGAATCCCGTGTTCAGGTGTTTCGAATTTAGCAAATCGACCATCATCACCGGTCTGGCCTACCCACGGATTAGTTTTGCTGTATTCGAGATTTCCTGGGTTATTGTTGCGTATGCCACGGGCACGCTCGGAAGAGTCACTATCTGCTACAGCACGGCGAGCTCCAGCAGCAGTATCACTTAACTCGCCATTACTTTGGATGAATGCGGTCGCATTGTTTGCCGACCACTGGGACAATGCGGCATCAGCAACCTTCTCTTTAAACTCGACTTTCTTGGCCTGGATTTGCTCGTCGCTCCAGCCATGCGCAATGCCGTAATCCTCAATTTGCTGGAAAGTTTGCTTATTAGCCAATACGTATGCGGCGTTGTCGCCATACAATGCTGCGGCATTTTTACCATTGTTCAGCAGCGTAGCCTGAAACTGGCCTTCTTCGTAGGCGTTTATTTGCCCTATCTCGTGCCGCCCTGCCTGCGTAGTGAACTGAATGCGCTGCTGCTGCGCCTGCTGCATGAAAGCATTACGAGCCTGTTCATCCGGCAGCGACATAGCCAGTTGTTCGACCTGAGCATCAAACTGCTGCGTATACTCATGGCCTTTTCCAATAGCATTTTTCCCTTTCAGGTTAAGCAACCCTGTTTCAGGGTTATTCAGCAGATCGCTGCTTATCTGACTGAGGTTAAGAGATGCCTCCTGAGCCAGAGCGATATTGGCACGCTGTTTTGCCTGACCAAAAACATCAATAGTCTCTGCCCCTGCCCGAACAAAAGCATCACCAATACCTGGCTGAGAAAACGTCTGCAAGCCTGCTGACTGAACTCCACGGCTCTCAACCTGACGTCCGGATACTGTTGGTACGACTGGCATTATAATCCTCCGGGTAATCTGGTTCCTGCTGCTGCCCCGATTGGCGCAGGAGTGCTTTGAGTAAACGGACTCCACGTCCCACCAAACATCTGGTACGCACCGTATGCCTTCAGAGGCGCAGTGAGCAATGTTGTTGCTGCTCCCACATTCCCCTGTTTACGGGCTGAACTGGCTTCTGCTTTATAGTTGGCAGCCTGAACCTGATAACCGTAAGCCTCGCGTTGCGCGTTATTCACCGTCGTCAGCGAATCAAGAGCGCCAAACTGGGCAGTGTCGCCAAATATATCCAGCGCGTTACCTGTAGATAAATCAGCGCCGGTAGCCCCCATTGTCGCCGCTTGTGTACCAAGCCGCTGTCGGGTCTCTCTGCGCCGTTGCTCAGCTTCAGCGTTACCTCTGTTTATTGCATCATTTGCCTGAGCAGTGGCTATATCTGCGTTCGCTTCTGCAACCTTCGAGGCATACTTTCCCTGTTGGTACTGGGTGTATGCCTGAATGCCACTCATGGCGAGCATTGCGCCACCAGCAATAACCGGATCGCACATTATTTTCTCTCCATGTGAAATCTGTGGAAATTAAGACCAAGAGCACCATAAGGCGCGGCTTCTTCAAGCCTGAATCCAAGCCAGTGCAGCCATGCTTTGGCAACATGGTTTCGCTCGTCGACATAGTTTTCCAGGCGCGGATAAACTGCCAGCATCTGCTGCAATACAGGGCGGCAGTGGCGAAGAAATGTCTTCTGATATTTTTCGATACGGCTGGTTCCGACCAGCCAGGGCGTACCATTGCCACCGATCATTGACGCCGGAGATACGCCAAACATGGTTACCAGTTCTCCGTTCGCGAACCCTGACCAGGCCATAGTCGCAGTGCGAAGACCAACACGCAGCGCATCTTCGGTAGTCATCAGCGATACCGCATACAGTTCGTCAATATCAGCCTGACGAACATCCGGCAAAATCATCTGAAGATGCTCTTCGGTGGCGGGAATAATTCGAACATCGATCATCAGAATCCCCCAACAGTAAGGCGAGGAATAACGGCAAGAACAGACAGCGGCAACGGGTCAAGCTGACGGATTCTTACACGTCCGTTTTTGCCCCAGTTACTGTCCAGTTTCACTTCTACTTTTCCGGTAGCGTCATCAACAGGATCATCGTAGAACTCGAATTCACGCTGTGGATATTCGTACCATTTACCGCCGGGCGTAGTCGCCCAGATGCCGCGGCTGGCATTCACAACCAGAGTAACGGATGGGATCACCTGTTTTTTGTCCAGCAGCGTTTCCTGTCCGTTAATGTTGATATCCAGTGTTTCGAATTCAGCAGTTATTGGCAGGCCGATGTGCACTACAGCCCCCGGTGATTCCAGCGTAACGGCACCTCCGAAAACTACTTTCTGTGGTTCCACGTTCGCATCAGAGAGGATGTTTACGGTCTGTCCTTCAAGATGAGACAGGCCTCCAAATGTCCGGCGCGCCATCTGCCAGTTCGTGGTGGCCACATTCCTGAGGAATGGTGGGACGTTCCTGTTAGCACGAACCACTACAGCGGTATTGCTGGTTACAGAAATAATGTCGCAACGTAATTCTTTTGACACTTCATCTCCAGTATCAGGAACAGTTCCGGTATAAGGGAACTGTAGTTGCGCGCCGACATCACTACTGGTGAAGTACGCACCACCAGAAACACTGATTGTATATTCCGCACGGTAATCCCATTCACCAGAACCACCAGTGATGGTCATCGTTCTGTCAGACGTATTTCTTCCATCATAGCTAAGGCCAGAATCAACAAAGAAAGCATCTTCATCGCTGGTAAATAAACGGCTGGACAGTCTCTCGATGTATCTCACTGTTTGCCCGTTAACGGTTCTGTTAACGACGAAATACACCGCATCTTCATTGCCTTCGCTGATACTGCATGTGCTTTCATATTTTCCGGTACTGGATTGTGGTGCCCATGCAAAAACCTGCTGATCACGCAAATAGGTCATCACCAGTAATTTACCGTCATCACGAATGCAGAAGGCGCTGGAGTAAGGGACAATAGAGAAGCACCAGTCAACAATGCTGTGCTTCTGAAAAAGATGATTGGCAAGGATGGTCAGGTCGTTCCCCTGATAGCCGTCAACATCGAATGAGTAGGCCAGATCACGGACAACACTGCCTTTCTCCTGGACGAACAGAGCAATATTCGCCACGGCAATTGGTGGGACATTGCTCGAGCCATTTGATCCCTGAGAGCTGAATGCAAATGATGATGGGGTTAACACTTTGTTCTGGTCGCCGGTGATGACGTACTCACCTCCGGAAGTCAGTGCCACCAGCGAACCGACATCAATCAGGTGGCGGATCTCATTAACCTGACGCCCGGCATAGGTGTAGATAATTCTGTCGTCATCCTGCGTAGGATTGCTTTTGCCAAAATCCTTATAATCCCCGGTACGGCTGGCCCAGATAGTCTGAGGGAACGCAGTCGATGCGGCGAAGTAAAGACGTTGTTGATAATAAACAACAGTGCCAGGATAACCATTAACACTGTTCCAGGCATATTTAGCCCATTTATAGCTGGCATTATCCTCGCCAACTACCTGCGAAGGGATATAGGAAATCACCTCGGCAGTTGCAGTAGTTCCATTTGCAGCAGTGATACGGGCAATGCCAAAACCACTGTGCAGATATTCCCACTCAATGCCAGTATCATCATCACCGGATCCGCCCCAGCCATCCCATGATGTGCCTTCTGTATGCGAAGGGCGCAAAGTACCTGTTTTGCCTGCTGTAACGGCGCGATAGTAGTTACTGTCTGCACGGCGAATATCGCCAATCGACGTACTCTTACTGGTTTCCCATACCGGCACAGAATCCACTGCAGGCTGTTCCAGATAGAACAATTTGCCTACCAGCTCCGCGCCAAAAATAGAGGCGCTTGCCGTTAGCGTAATTGTCCCGGTGCTGGCGCTGGCATAAACCGTCACTGACTCGTCAATATTGATATCTTCAAATGGCCCGTTCTTCGTTACCACATCAACCAGTTGCCAGTTGTCATGCGCATAGCGGCGCAACTCTTTCGGCGGGTATGCCGGATGAACCAGCGTAAGCACGTCTGCGCTTTGCGTGAATTTAATTCGGAACAGATCGGCTTCAGTATATGGCGTGGCAATTTCATAAATAACATTGCTGCTGTTCAGCACCAACGCACTATCTTTGATAACGCGCATGTACTGGTGTCCGAACTCCAGAGCATAAGTCTGAACCGTCGAGAACTGGAACGGGATCAGGCGGCATTTCCGATTTGGGTATTTGGCGGCACCGACAAAACGCGTACCAGGTCGATTCTCAACGCCGCCATACTGCCGCACGATAAAGTTATCGCACTTGCGCAATGCCACCTGGTACTTCGCCATGTCGATACGTCCGTACAACGACGGTCCAATCTCACCACCGGCAAAGCTGGGCTGGATCCAACTGATAGCCATCAGGACAACCTCGCAATGGTAAACTCGTCAACCGGTGGCTGTGGTTCCTGTGATTCATTCTGGCTATGCGAGCCAGCACTAAGAATCACGCGATTGTACATATTGAGGGCAAACGTACCGAGGTCTGCATTCCCAGTCAGCGCCATGTTAATAGCTGCCGCAAGACGCCAGGCCAACGCCTCCATAAAAATGGCATCAAACATGTTCACATCTGTAACGCGAGAGACATACTTGAGCCATGCCTGAGGCTGGTCTGTGTAGATCAACTTTCCTGTTCCGTTGGTGTCTGCACCAACTTCGTACTGAACGCGCATTGCTGCTGTTGGATTGCGTACACCAGGAAGCATAATTTCAGTAATGCGCAGACAATCTGACGGGTACTGGTACGCATATTCCCAGTCAGGCGGTGGATTGCTCGTATCTGCAAGCGCCACGCGTTTGGTAGCAAAGTTCCAGTCAAAATCAGAAAGCACAGCATCACGGCAGGCCTCAAAGTGCAGCGAACATTCCCCCGCTTCCTTGCTGGCTTCCGTCAGGCTGTTAATGCTGCGGCTATTGCCAATATTGGACAGCGCACGATTACAGATCTCTACTACAGAGGCCATCACTCACCTCCGTTACCGTACAGAGTTTCAGCCGCTGATTTTTCTACATCCCCGGAAACAGGAGCGATCGCCATATCAGTGATCTGCAGATCGGCGCTGCGATTAACACCATCGTCAGTTTCTCTGGCAGACAGGCCTCGAATAACAGCCTTTGCAGTTATCATCACTTCTGTTCCGACGCCCTGAGGTTGCACCTTCAGCCTATTCAATGTGTCGTTATTAAGAGTGATGCACAGTCCCCACGGGTATTCATCGCGAGTTCTGGTTTCTCCGCTCTCATCCTGGTAGCTGTCAGTGCCGGTTTTGAGGTTTACGAGTTCCATATACACTCCTGCAATAAAGGGGCCGAAGCCCCTTGTCTGATCCGCGAGGCTTACACGCCCAGTTCTTTACGCTTATCTGCGATCTTCTCGCGGAGCGTTTCGGCTTTGGCGTTATGGTGTGGCTTCTCGTTAAAGAGCAATTCGTACTCTTCACGGAGCTTATCCAGTTCACCATCATCTGACACATCGTTGATGATTTTGGTGCTGGTTGCTGCCATAGACACCTTTCCTGCTACCTTTGCTTTTGCCTGTCTGGCTGCATCGTTAACAGGTTCCAGTGCGCTACCAGGCTCACCTTCGTATTCGATTTCTGCCCCCTCCGGCCACAGTGTGTTATGGATATGAGAGAGGCGCAGAACGCGGTATCTTGGTTTCTCACCTGACATCGATATCACCTTAACCAGTTACTTTTGAGCGGATCGGATACGGCGTATTGGCATCAACATCAAGACTGATACCAGCAGTGAATTCGCCAGCCGTTAGTGGGCCAGTTGCGACGGAGTAGTTAACACGCAGATATCGCTGAACACCGGCAGGCACCTTTGCAGAAACAACTCGTTTACCTGCTGTCAGGGCGGTCTTTGCCAGTGCGCCACTATCATAAATAGTGGTCCATGAGCTGTTATTCTCACTCGTCTGCAACTGGATGTTTACAGTTGCATCACCGCTTGCCGCGGCGGCTGTGTTAACCAGCGCCCAAAACTCAAGCGGGTAACCCACGCCGATATCACGACGTTTTCCGTCAATTGGACCGAGATCGATTACGTCAGTAGAAGCCGCGGTATTCGTAACCGCCTGAGCTTCGGAGAACATCAACAGTTTGTCGGTGATCATCTTCTTTCTCCATTAGTGGGTCTGTTACGACCCACAGGTTAATAACAGGCGTTACACCACGCGGGCTTCTGTTTCCAGAAGCGCATCAGTTTCACGGATTGGTACACCACGGAATGAAGTCCACCACTCGCCTTCTGTCTCTTTTACGCTGATCGCCAGAGATGTTTTCTCCAGAGATTGCAGATCAAGAGCCTGGCCTACAGTGCGGTTCATGTAGAACACCGGGCGACCCATGCCACGGTTTGGAATTCGATGCAGTGCTTTAACCATCAACTTCGCAATATTTGCGGCAGAGGAAGGTTCTGAAAGATTGCTGACATCGATGTTTGCAATGCGAACAACATAACGCCAGTCACGCAGAGCAAGTCCGTTATCCCATTTGTAATGGGTGCGATAGCCTTCGTACTTGCCGCCATTAGCATCTTCCAGTGTCACCTGGCCTTTATCTTCCATCTGGATGCCAGCCTTCTGCCCTTTCGGGAAGATGCCATGCACGGTGTTTTCGCCCCACACCACTAACCAGATTGAGGTGTTATCTGTACCCGTGCCACCAGCATCAATGATGTTCTGAGCATTACCCGCAGACAGGCTGGAATAGCGGGAGGACAGTCCCATAAACTGCTGAGGGTTAACGCTGGAATCACCATAAAACAGCGTCTGCGCCATCTGCTGATTCATCGCTTCAATAAATGCGCGGTCTTCAGACAGGCGGAATTCGGCGGTATTGCCGTTCAGATCAGCCAGTGACTTATCGACTTCAGCATAGGTTTCCAGCATGCCCACGGAATCGGTTACCCGGGCATGATGATCCATAAACATCTTCGCCGTTAACTTCCCAGCGCGGAGCCATAATTGGAAACTCATCGAATCCGGACTCACGCAACAACTTGTCGTTATCGCCACCAACCTCGTAATAAACCGATTTGAATGGCTTGTTCTTGCTATCCAGCTTCGATGTATCGCGGTCAATGTTCGGGTAAACCGAATGCATCACTTCAATCCACTTCTCGTAGGTGCCGCTTTCCCACATGCTTTTTACGGATTCGCTGACGTTATTTAGCCCGAACTCCTGAACAAGCTGACGAACAGTCATAGCGAACTTGCGAAAACAGGTGTCCACACTGCCACGAGGTGAGTTAGCCAGGTAGTAACTGCCTATCGGGAATGGCATTGTGCGAATGATGTCCTCGTCATCTTCCAGCACTGCCATTGCACCAGTGCTGTATGTGCCGAGGCTTCCGTATAACTGCGGCAGCGACTGATAGAGATTCGACTTATTGAACATATCGTTCATGCGGTTCTGCACCGCCTCAAGCCACAACTTAACAGGGCCATAATCCATCATTTCAGGATCTGGCGTAGCCAGGCGAAACCACGGACGCGCGGGGCTTGTGATGCCTGACACCATGCCGCTGGCGAGAGTGCGCGCCGCCATAGTCCCGGTCGAATCAATAATGCGTGTATTGCGTCGATCGTTACGGTTGACCTCAGAAGTCAGAAAGCGGGAACCACGCGGGTTGATGTAATCACTCAACTCGCGCCAGTGCGGCTCGAACGACTGACGCTCGCTTTCAAGTTGTGCGAACTGTTTGTTCAATCGCTCTTTAGTTGTTTCCGCCATTTCAATGACTCCGGTTACTGACCAAGCAGCGTTTTACCGCTGGTATTAGCGGTTGATGTGTCGCCCTGAGAACCGGTAAGCAGCGTAGAACTACGACCAGCAGCAGCGCGACGGCGACGAGTTTCTTCGTCGCGGGCATCAACAACGGCGGCATCCTGCTCCTGTGGTGCTGCCTGAACTTCTGGTGTTGCAGGCACTGACGGTGAGCTACCCATGCACATATCAATGACTCCGTACGCAATTAAATTATTACCAATTTAACCACATATGATTTATTTATCGTAGATAGTTGACATTTAACGCACAAATTATTACCTTTCAGGTAACCAAAGAGTTCATTCCGGTTACTAACCTGACTGGCTTGTCGTTAAATTGAACAGGTGGAGTGAGCTTTTATTTTGAGCAGTACGGCGTATGGCACATGCGCCGATAGCGGTCTGGATACGTTTAAGGGGCACCCTCCCTTGCTCGGGCAAACGAACCAGGTAGCCGGAATGTGCAAGTCGAGCGGTTTTATTCCGCGCACGGGGATTCACCATCCCGGCGATTCGGTGTGACGCCTCGGAAGAGACGAGGGTACAACGATGAGAGCATTTATGGAGCCGCGACAAAGTGTGGTGCCTTAACAGGCTAAGTGCTCTCAGCGTTGTGGCATTAGCTCAGTTGGACAGAGCAACCGCCTTCTAAGCGGTTGGTCGCAGGTTCGAATCCTGCATGCCACGCCAGAATCACGCCTAAGGACCGTGATGCCAGAAGTTCCAGGGGCTTGGCGGTGATGGTTTCCCTTGAAGGACTATCACCGCCCTTTTTACAGCAGGACGCCATTGCGATGACTTCATGCTGTAAACCAGTACAGCCACGGAAGGCATAACTCATTGCTTCCAGTTCGCCCGGTTCGCCGGGCATTTTTTTAAGGTGAGATTAGACTATGAGTGACAAAGACATTGAATCTGAAATTCAGGCTAAAGGTTTAGCCGCGCCGCGCGTTACGCCAGACCATATCGAGAGCATTATTGCTCAGGAGGCATATTTCACAGCAGAAGATGGTGCCTTTGGCGTAGCCATAAAAGCGAAACATACTGGCGGAGAGGTAAACTACCAGCCGCACGAATCACTTTCTCTGCTGACGTTCTGCGTCCTGGTGCTGCGCAACGGCTTCACCGTCACCGGAGAGAGCGCCTGTGCAAGCCCGGAAAACTTTGATGCAGAAATTGGTCGGAAGATTGCCCGACAGAATGCTGTAAACAAAATCTGGATGCTTGAAGGTTACTTGCTGAAGCAGAAGTTAAGCGAGCAATAACACCGTGACATATCACAAACAGCCAGCCTATGAGCTGGCTTTGTTTTATCCTCATCAGAGGATATCAACAACATTATCCCCTCAAGCGGATTAAGCATAGGGATCGTAATCTGTGATGGCCTTGCCTTGCTGGTTCTGCTGCCCGGGAATTCGCAGACGCTTAGACACAGGGAACGCAAACGTCAGCAGTAGCGCATCGCCTTTACCCGGCGAACGCCCAAGCCGCTCCTTGATATCTTCCTTCGGTTCGATAACGATTTTACCGTCCACGCGAACTTTGTACTCTGCCGCCGACAGATCGTCCGCTGTTTCCTGGTCATCCAGCATCCCTCCCAACCTCAGCCATGTCTTGCATGAGTTGAACATCTCCCCACGCTTGTTAAGCATCTGCGGGTCAGTGGACGCACCGCCGAACGGAACAAGTTGCCATGTACGACCCCAGCCATCACCGATTGACTTCAGACCGGTTCCGTAACCGAAGTCAATGAACACCGCGTCAGCATTGTACTGGTCTTCAAAGTCAGCGATACGCTTCGCCATAATCAGATCGTCAGTGGTCTTGTTGCCAGTCCATAGCATCTTACTATGCAACCCCTGCCGCAGGTATATCACCGCGTCATCAACGCCGGAGTATGCCGGGTCAACGCCGATTATCACCGGAGCATGTGCAACCTGCGCAGCGGTTACCACCCGTTTCATTGCCTCATCAGTAAGACCGGTAGGGATAAACTGCAATTCAGATGCATCAGGGAATATGCCGCGCACACGGATTTTAACGAAGTCGCTGTCTTCCCCGTAGTCATCAACCCATTTCTGCAACTGCTGTTTGTTAGTGCCTTCCACCGTCCGGCTGTCAATCTGCGCAGTTTTCCAGCGGTGTTTATATTTGCGGAAACATTCGCGGAAACGCCCGGTATTACGCGTCGGGTTCCCGAACGCCACCCAGATGATTTCGGTGTCTTCGTCCGTCAGCGCACCCTCTGCTACCTCCCACACCAGATCGGCAATGTTGGATGCTTCGTCGAAAACCACGATGATGCGTTTGCGCTCGTTGTGTAGTCCGGCGAATGCCTCAGTGTTGTGCTCAGACCAGGGGATTGCGTCAGCTCGCCACCGCTTGTCGTGCCCAGGATCATTGCTGTACATCGCGGTAGCGGTACAGGTAAACCAGTCTTTCGTGATGGCAAGGTTCGACCACTTGATAATTTCCGGCCAGGTCTTCGTTCGTAGCTGGTTGTCGGTGTTGGCGGTCACCACGACCTTACAATCCTCGCAAGTGGACATGCCCCAGTTGATCAGCATTGAGATGAATGCGGATTTACCAATACCGTGACCAGAAGCGCGTGCCAGCATAAGCGGCTGATAGCGCGTCTCTGGATTCTGCAGGTGATCACGTATCTCTCGGAACGCATCGGCCTGCCACTGACGTGGACCGGTAGCATGTGCCAGTTCAGTCCCCTCTTCCCCCCAAGGGAACGCATAGAGGGCATAGCCAAGCGGATCGTGAGTGAACCCTGCAATATCTTCGATTAACTGCTCTTCAGGAGATAACGCTGCATCTGTCACTGATTACCATCCTGACGTTCTTTGAGTCGCTTCCTGGCTGCTGCTATGCGATCAGCAATTGTCACATTCACATTAACATCCAGGCGTTCTTTGAATGCGTTGACGTCGACGTGCTTACCGATGAGCTCGAGGTTTTTCACCTTGTCGGGCCATTTCACCTTCTTCAGGATATGCTCGACATCCTCAACAGAGAGATCCGCCTCGCCATTCTCTTTTTGCAGGGAAGCCTGGGTTGTCTTGATGGTAGCGATATCCATAGCACTGAGAGAGGTACGCCAGACCTTCGGCCATTCAGCGATCGGCTTCATCCCGCCGTCATCGTTCAGTATATCCAGCACGTCCATCTGGTCTATTTCCACCAGGCGCATGAGAACGTAATCAGCACTGACGCGCATTCGTTTGTTGCGCTCCTCCATCAACTCGGCAATCCGTTTTTGAATGCGTTCATCGCGCATCATGACACTGGCTTTAACTGCCGCTGTATTTGGGGAGAATCCTGCATTAATCGCTGCCTGAGTCTGGTTTTCAGGCGTTTTGATGTATGACTGGCAATAAGCCTCCTGCATTGCTGTTAGTGGCTTAAATTGCGTTGATTTGCGTTTATAGGTTTTAGGTTCAGCAGGCATCATAACCACCGTGGTAATAGTTACCGTTGTGGTAATAGTACCATGCAAAATAAAGCCGCCATAGTTGGCGGCAGTATTCAAAACCCATCAAATTCATCATGCATAATCTACTCGTGACATGTCACACTATTAATTTCGTTTCATGCCAGCCTTTAGTCACCCAGCATTGCGAGTCACCATTACACGGGCATGAATTCACAGGAACTCTCTCGCCGCACTTACCGCAACGTTTTCTGCTGATCGATTTTATACGCCCGTGCGCGCGAGCATCATCCTGGCGGATAAGTAACGCAATATACTCACCAAATTCGTAAGGCACACGCCCGGGGCGACGCGTGGCGCAGTTCCGCTCCAGCATTTCAATTTCCTGAGCATCAAGCACAATCTCCAGCTTACGTACACCGGATGCAGCTTGTCTGGCTCTCTGAGCGGCTTTGCGCTCTGCTGCTGATTTAGCCATTCTGATTTTCCTGCATCATGAGAAATACAATCATGGCGGCTCGGAGGGGATTTTCATGTATAGCTCGCTTAGATTTACAGTAGGCCACACCGCGTGCACCCCACTCGTCTTCATCGAGATTGATAATGCTAATCCTGTATTTTTCAATAATCGGCCATGCGTCTGCTGGGTTTGCGCATGGGTTAAAGGATCCGCGCTCAACTTCTACTTCAACTGCGTCTCCGTTTACAATGTCTCCCTCAAATGAGACAAACACCATATCGCCATTCTCACCTTCTTTGTAATCCGGTGATCCGTTATGAATGGCTTCGAATACCGCCACGTTAATTTCAAAATCACTTAACTGTGAATAGTCCATCACTTAACCTCCTGCTGCGGTGCTGCTGGCATTTCACGCCAGTGCGTAACTGAGTGCGGATCCGGATATTCGGTGCCATCATCCCAGCGATTGCCATTCCACATTGCAGACCACATCTCACCGTCTTCATACATGACCATTACCGGAATTAACTTATCCGGCATTCGCTCACTACAGCTTATCCAACCATCCGGAATTACCGGAGAGTTGCCATTTACCAAGTCAGCTCGAACATATAGCGTGTCATCATGGTGCTGATTGTGGCTGCACCATGTTAATTCGCTTAACTCGCCATCTTCTGGCCATACTCCAGCTGTTTGCAGCCAGATATGGGCTGGCGCATCCTGGCAAGGTGTATTAACTGGAAACTTGTAAGTTTGGCTTACAGGTTGGCTACCCTGAAGCATGGCAGCGTGGCAGGCATACTCAACGCCCTTAACTGCATCTGCGCAGTAGTTATAGCGATTGCATTCCACTAATTTCCGTTTGAGTTTTTCAATTGCCTGCGCGACATCAGCCTGTATTACAGGAACTGGCGGAACGGCTGTTTGCTCTCGAACGTCATTAGTCGCTATCGGTTCTGCTGCCAACTGACTGGCATATTTGTTAATGGTAACGATAAGCTCTTGCTCAGCCTCATCCAGACAATCACCGATACCTCGCCTGTCACCGTCAAAATCATCGAAATCGGCACGAATCTTGGCAACCTTCAGGATTGCGGACAACACCTCACTAGGAATTACCGGATAGTTGGTTGACGTTTCCGCGATTTCCCGAAAATTATTGGTTGACGAATTCTTGTTTTCCCGAAAGTTTCCGGACTGAAGCATGGCGGCGCGATAGGCGTTCCAGCCGACAGCTTTTCCGTGTTCAAACGCGCTGTCAAAGTCATCATCAATTTCCATCGCAGCGGGCACAGATACCGGCGCCGGATGGGCGGTGTACAAGCGAGTTCCATCCTTGAAGTTTTCCCAATCAGCCTGTCCATCAGCGGCTATGCACACCACCTTCGCATCCGGGTGGCATCCGCAATCGTCATACTCACCGAGGACAACCTCGCCAACAGCCTCCGCTTCGAGCAATGCCAGCGCGATACGCGCCAGCTCTGCAATTTCTTCGCCGAGAATAGCCCCGACATTTTCACGTCTGGATAATTCCGTCAGTCTCTCTTTGGTGAATGTCATGGGTTAGTCCTCCCCGTTGATGCGGATGCCAGCGTCGTGCAGCGCCTCAAGCACTTGATGCTGCTTATAAACCATTTCCGCTTGATACGGCTCGTCGAAATCAGTTCTATGAAGCATGCTGTAGCGCTGCGGGAGCTTCACCTCGCGCGCCTCCAGCTCGGCCACGCGCTTCTCTGAGTCTTCTGTTTTTCTCCTTAACGCCTCGCTACAACCCTCAGCTTTTCGGATTGCTAACTCCAAGTGTTTATTCAGTGCTTCTGCGGCTTCCAGCTCATCCAGCAGTGCCAGCACGGTAGCCGGATTGGCTGCGGCGATGAATTCAGCATTGGCCTGCTGTTCCATTTGAAAATCTTCATCGAAACCGCTTTCAGGATGCGCCCCTTCAATTCTGCAAATGGGAAGATATCCAACAACTTCACGATGAATTAGCGCATCACCAGCATCAAATCTCTCCTCTCCATATTCGAGCGACCACACACCACACGTTGCTTTCTCTGCCTTTTCACGCAGTGCCTGATAGTTAATTTTGGTCATATCACATCACCCTGAAGCCGTTGCATTTACGTAAAAAATCGCAGATATAGCCCTTCATTTTTTCTTGCCAATCTCGATCATTCCCATTGCACCAACCATCAGGTGGAGTCCAGTTTTCTATCAGAGCAGCCATTTTCTTTGCTTTCGTCGGAGTAGCTGTTGCGGTATCACATACGACCCAGTACATAACCGGATGTCGCCACGGGAATCTTTCGGGACCACCAGGATATAAACTTTTTTCCTTGCTGTACCGGTGAAACTCCGCCATCACATCGTCAATGGTGACGCCAAGAACCATCTTGCTGTCTTTACACCACTTGATGAATTGCCCTGGCGACGGCCAGAACGGAGACTCACTGGCGCGGGCGTGGCGCATACCAGCAGAAACCTGTTCACGGGTTCGGATCCCCCCTTCGGCAAACGCAGCAATCCACTGCTGTTTTGCAGCAACTTCCTGCTCTGGCGTCTTCAGGTTGGTTACCACTGCCGCCGGAAACAGTTGTTTCAGCTGTTTGAAAAGGGCATCAACAAGCCTCTCTGCTGACATGTTCACCACGTTGTCATTGTTGGTGTACTGATGCTCATAACCTGACATGCGAGAAAGGGCTTCTCCGTCACGGTTTTGTATCGCGGTAAAAACGTTGTTCACAAGAAATCCTCCCATGCTTCAGGGCTGTTCCAGTGCGGAACGTTGTTATCAGGTAATGTTGATTGCTTCTGTCTGCTAATCTGCAGCCGCCTTGCCAGCTTCTGCTCCCACTGTGCCTGATGGTATGCCTTACCCTCAGCCATCCAGTAAATTCTGAACTCTGCAAGTTCCTGTGCCGTTGGCAGACTGTCCAGGTAGATCCCCTGCAATGAGCTTTTCCGAAGAAAGTCATCTGATGGCTGCCATTGTTCATGCATGACAAATTTGCCTAATTGCCCTGGCCCACCAGGAGGAACAAAGTTATTCATCACGGCGTTGTTTGCGCCGGGGTCATGATGCACAGAATCCCCGTTTTTTGTCCTGCTCTCCCTCTCTTGGTTAAATGACTGGTTATATGACTGGTTCTGGATCCCGTTTTTGGGATCATTCAACATCCCGTTTTTGGGATCATTCAACATCCCGTTTTTGGGTATATTCCCGTTTTCGGTAACATTACCGTTTTCGGGTTCATTGCCCCCCTCCCGGTTGCCTTTAATGTTCCCGTTTTTGGTTATATTAAGAGAGAAAACCCGCACTCTTTTTGTCGCTCCCTTTCTCTCTCCGGTATCTGAAATAAGCCCCATTTTCATGAGCGATATAAGCCCGGCCTGCACGGTTTTTTTATTCAGGCAAGTGTCTTTAACGAGGCGTTCTATGCTGGGGTAGCAGAGGTTATATTCATCGGCTCTGTCAGCCATCGAGAGCAGTATGAGCTTTAATGATGAGCTACCTGGATCTGTCTCCCAGGCCCAATCTGTTGCATGTCTGCTCATGATTAATCTCCGCTATCAGCTTGAATGTTGTGGGGAGGAATTAATCATGATCTGCTTAATCTCTGCCCTGATGCGACGGTTTGATTCCATGGTGCACTCAACACAGTGTCCGTTGTAAACCCAGCGTTCACTGTCATGTCCGTGCTTACATGGTTTTCCGGTGTAGTAGCGTTTAAGTCCGCGCTTTGCGGCATCAATACGTGTAATGATTTCCATGGTAAGCCCTGTTATTAGTATTGGGATTACGGTTATTTTGTGCTGACACAAAAAAAAGATCAACCAGATTTGGTTTTTTATTACCTTTGAGGTGCGAATAGATATGAAAAGACCGCCGGATGACGGTCTACAGAGGGTTGTGGCTGGATATCATGAGTAGAAGAAGTATGCCAGTTCTGCTTTTGAGCGCAGCCATTGTCTTGTTTTACAGGCTTTAAAAAGCCCATTCATCAATACCTTACCTGGCATTTTGCGCTTACCTGTTAAGTGAGTCTGGATATAGTGACTCGTCGTTCCGGCTTCCTGTGCGAAGGCTTCACGCTCATCCGGAGTAAGTGCAAGCCAGTGCTTTTTGAAATCGAAATGTCCGTTATCGCTCATAGCTATTGCCTGATATTTATTTCAGATAATAAATATTCACCCATAAGGTAACAAAAATCAAGGATAGTTACCCATGGGGTGCATTTACCTGTTGGGTAATATTGCTTTAAATTGAATCATCTACTGATTCATATATGAGGCGATTTTCCAGAAAATGAAAAGTATCCAGGACGTCCGCAGGCAAAATCTCAACGACTTGATCGACCGTGAATTCAATGGTGTTCAGACGCGGATGGCAGAAAAACTTGGAACTCAGGCAAATCTGGTAAACCGCTGGGCTCTTGGCAAGAAGGTTATCGGCGACCAGGTTGCGCGAAAAATTGAAGCTGCCGCCAATAAACCCCGTAACTGGCTTGATATCGATCGCTCGCTTTCTCAGGAAGGTTTTCAGCCTGTCGGACCAAGCGACATTGGTCAACTGGCGGCTCACAACCTGGAACGCTGGATGAGCGAAAGCCGCGACCTTTCAACACAGGGAAAACTTCACCGCGCATCCGGCGTCGCCCAGGTGACAATCAGCCGCCTGTTAAACAATGAGGTCAGCGTTTCCATTTCCACCCTGGAGAATGTTGCATCCGCATTCGGGCGTCACGGCTATGAATTACTGATTCACCCGCACGACCCTGCGACCATCAACTATGACCGCTCGCGCTACGCATTGTTACCCGAAACCGAGAAAGCAAAGATCGAAAGTTACATTGAATTTGTCATCAACCAGAACGAAAAAAACAAACAATAAAATCATACTTTTCAGTAAGTAAGCCGCCTTCTGGCGGCTTTTTTACTGCCTGTTCGATTACCTGTCGGGTAATTTTTTTAACTCATATCTATTGACATCAAACCAAATACGAATAATCATTACCTCAACGGTAACAAACCGAGGTAACAAGTTATGCAGTGGAAAATCATCAACGGTTGGTACTGCGTTACTGCATGCGGATTCATGAGCTGGAAGTTCCGCACCTTACAGGAAGGTATTAAGTGGGCTTTCGTCAGCAAAGAAGCTCGCGATGTGGCCAACGATAACGAGATATGGGAGGGCTGATAATGAACGTTAATCAGCAGAAAAATCTTCAAAAAATCATGCTGGCATTCGACAAGGACTACCGCCTGTCAGAACAGCTATATGACCGACAAGTTGAACTGATCGAAAGCATCCGGCTTCATCAACTGGCCTCAACTTTTGACGCTGTAACAGTTAAAGGCGTTCGCCAGGAAGTGCTGGAGGCAGCTAAAGACAGCCCTGAGTTCGAAGAACTGATGGATGCCTACCGGCGCGAGGCAATGGCAATTATCGCCCGCTGGGATCTGGCGGATCGGATTGATGGGCAGAGGGAAGCGGCATGAAACCGGGAATTTATTTCGACATCAGCAACGAAGACTACCACGCCGGTGACGGCGTGAGTAAGTCGCAACTGGACATGGTTGCCAAGAATCCGGCGCTTCTTAAATGGGTTCAGGCAGCACCAGAAGACGAAGAGAAAAAGTCTGCACTGGATATGGGAACCGCATTGCACTGTCTGCTTCTGGAACCTGGAGAATTCGACAAACGCTTCATCGTTTCACCGAAATTCGATCGTCGGACAAAACAAGGTAAAGCTGACGAAGAAGCATTTCTTCGTGATGTGGCGGATATGGGTATTACGGTACTTGATGTCGAGCAGTGGCGAAAACTGGAGCTGATGCGTGATAGCGCAATGGCTCATCCGGCGGCACGCTGGATGTTGGAAGCACCTGGTTACTGCGAAGCATCAATGTACTGGAACGATGAAGATACGGGTGAGTTGTGCCGAATTCGTCCAGACAAATGGCTGAACGAGCACAACGTGATCGTCGACGTGAAAAAGGTTGCAGATATGGACCGTTTTGCACGTCACATCGAGGAATTCCGCTACCACGTGCAGGACGCAATGTACCGCGAAGGCGCAATGAGAGTTACTGGTCAGCCGCATGGTTTTTTCTTTCTTGCCGTGAGCGAAAGCATTGATTGTGGTCGGTATCCGGTACGCGTGTTCGAGCTGGATGCGCCGGATGTCGATGCCGGGCACGCTCTGTTCCGCCGGGATCTGAATACCTATCACGAATGCCGCATCAACGATGAATGGGGCGGTGTGGAAATCATTAAACGCCCTGAGCGGGCACGCAAACAGGATATGTACATATGAGCAACGACATCGCAAACATCAACGCACCAGTAGACACAGCAATCGCTGGAACTGCTGCAACTATTTTCAGCCCAGACGGCTTGAACCAACTGATGAAATTCGCCGAGGTAATGGCGCAAAGCCGCGTAACGGTACCGGCGCACCTCGCCGGGAAACCAGCTGATTGCATGGCCGTGGCAATGCAGGCTGCGCAGTGGGGAATGAACCCGTTTGCCGTGGCTCAGAAAACCCATGTTGTGAACGGCACGCTAGGTTATGAAGCCCAATTAGTAAACGCAGTTATCTCAACGATGTCGCCAACAAAAGATCGCATCAACTACGAGTGGTTCGGGCCGTGGGAACGCGTGATCGGTAAGTTTGTTGAGAAAACATCCAAAAACGGCAATCCATATATCGCACCAGGCTGGACTCTAAAAGACGAAGAAGGCTGCGGTGTTCGCGTATGGGCAACCATGAAGGGCGAGGATCAACCTCGAGTGCTTGAGTTAATGCTGTCTCAAGCACAGGTAAGAAACTCCACACTTTGGGCCAGTGATCCGAAACAACAACTCGCATACCTTGCGACAAAACGCTGGTCTCGCCTGCACTGTCCTGACGTAATCATGGGCGTCTACACCCCAGACGAATTACAGGAAACGGCACCGCGCGTTGAGCGAGACATTACTCCGCAAACGACCACTGCTGCGGGAATGAACAGTCTGATCAACGCTAAACCAGCGAAAAAGCCTGATGAGCAAACGCGTAAAGCGGATAGCCGTGATCCAGAAGAAATGCTGATGGCCTTTACCAGCGCAGCGATGAATTACAGCACTGTCTCCGAACTGGATAAGGCTTACAAATACATTGCACAAAAACTTTCAGATGATGACGAACTGCTGGCAAAAGCCACCGACGTTTACAGCGTTCGTCGGGAAGAATTAAACGAAACATCTATGTAACCACCACCGCGGCGACACGCGCGCCGCACTGCAACCAAGAGAGGTATTTATGAAAGGTGCATTAGGTAAGAAGGAACTCCTGGCGGTGGTGCCACTGTCATGGAGCACTATCGATCGTATGGAGCGCGCAGGTGAATTTCCTAAACGCTGGTATATCACTGACAAACGCTGCGCATGGAACCGTGACGAAGTTGAGCGTTGGCTTGATGAACGTCAGGCAGCAAGCCCGGCAGAGTTCCAGGGTAAAAAGCCTCCTGTTCAGCAACGTGTATATCGTCCTGTGAGCAACGCTGCATGAGTGTGCTGCTAAGGCACTGGAGCAAATGGTCAGGATGGTACTTATTCCTGGCCTCTGTTTCAGCATGGCTTTATCTGCTGGCATTAATTTTAAGAGAGGGTTTGATTAAGTGAGAAAGTTAAGCCGACTTGAAAAATATCACATGAATAAGGTTTCAATGCGTAGTCCGTCAAAGATTGTCGCCGTTACTCCTGCGGCGATAGAGATCGAAAAACGCGCGATTGAAAGAGAGAAAAAAGGGCAGTTCCGCATTGCCGCTCACCTTTGGCTTCAGTGTATGGATGTTGCTTCTGGTGATGTTGAACGTGCAAGGATCGCGGTTCGCAGGGACCAATGTATCACAAAAGGTAACGGCCTTCGCCGTGGCGACTATAGCGGCATAGGATGTTGTGGGGTGGTTTATGACTAAGAAATACACACTAATCTATGCAGATCCACCCTGGGTATACCGGGACAAAGCCGCAGATGGTAATCGCGGGGCCGGTTTTAAATATCCGGTTATGAGTGTGCTGGATATCTGCCGCCTTCCTGTGTGGGATTTGGCCGATGAAAACTGTCTGTTGGCCATGTGGTGGGCGCCAACACAACCACTCGAAGCACTAAAAGTTGTTGAAGCCTGGGGATTCCGTCTGATGACCATGAAGGGCTTCACGTGGATAAAATGTGGTAGTCGACAACCAGATAAACTGGTTATGGGTATGGGTCACATGACTCGCGCCAATAGTGAAGATTGCCTGTTTGCAGTAAAGGGAAAACTACCTACGCGCATTAATGCAGGGATCGTTCAGTCATTTACCGCACCGCGGCTTGAGCATTCAAGAAAACCAGATATCGTTCGTGAAAAACTTGTGCAATTGTTAGGCGATGTTTCTCGCATTGAACTGTTCGCCCGCCAGTCGTCTCATGGTTTCGATGTTTGGGGTAATCAGTGCGAAGACCCGGCAGTGCAACTACACCCTGGATACGCGTTGGATATTGCCAGATTAACAAATGCATTCAGCAATGCTCCGCTGTCACCAACAGACAACCAGGGGCGGGAGCGTGCAGCATGAACCTATATCAACGCATCAATGGCGCTGACTGGTGCAATATCTTCGTCGTCGGCGATCTGCATGGGTGCTACACGCTGCTGATGAACGAACTCGACAAAGTTTCATTCGACCCGGCGCGCGATTTGCTTATTTCCGTTGGTGACCTTGTTGACCGCGGCGCTGAAAACGTCGAATGCCTGGATTTGATTACTATGCCGTGGTTCCGAGCTGTTCGTGGCAACCATGAGCAGATGATGCTGGATGCACTGGTCAACGGCGGAAGTTTCGGACATTGGATGTCAAACGGCGGTGGATGGTGGCACCAACTTGATTCTGAGCAGGATGTGCAACTCAAATACCTTCTGCCAAAGGTTACCAACCTCCCGATGATTATCGAACTGGTTACCGGCAATAAGAAGGTCGTCATCTGCCACGCAGACTACCCGCACAACGAATACGCATTCGATAAGCCAGTACCGGAAGAAATGGTGATATGGAATCGTGAGCGGGTTAGCGACGCGCAGGACGGTATTGTCTCGGAGATAACCGGTGCCGATTTGTTCATCTTCGGTCATACGCCAGCACATCACCCACTGGTGTATGCAAACCAAATGTACATCGACACCGGCGCAGTGTTCTGCGGAAATCTGACGCTTACCAAAGTCCAGGAAGGATAGAATTATTTATTACTGTCTTCCATCCACTTCTCAAACTTCGACGGGGAGAACGGAATCAGATCCGTATGCTCCCCGTCAATCCAGGAATCAATCATATCTGCCCACTGCTGCAACATGTAGGCGCGCTGTCTGGCGTATTCCGCTTTGTTATATACGGCGCGCACACCTTTCTGCTCATGTGCCAGAGCCTTTTCAATCCAGTCTGAAGGATAACCAGCCTCATGCAATAACGTACTGGCTGTACGGCGCATATCGTGTACGGTGAAGTCCTGAATATGCTCACCATTTTCATTTATTATTTTCACCGTTCTGTCGATCAGAGAGTTCAGCGCGGCATTAGATAATGGCTTCCGGAAGTTGTAACGACCAGGAACCAGATATTCACTTCCACCAGCGCACATCTGCAGCCCGACCAATATATCCTGTGCCTGTTTAGGCAGGTAAATAACGTGCGCCCGGCTTCCCTTCATGCGGTCTGAAGGAATTGTCCATGTCCATTTTTTAAAATCTATTTCATCCCACGTTGCATTGGTGAACTCGCCTTTACGAACCATAGTGATAAGCACCAGCTTTAAAGCCATTTTCATAGTGCCCATAGCACCAATGGCATCCAGCGTGCGGAAGAACAGGCCAATTTCTTCTGGTGTCAGTGTTCGCTCTCTTGGTTTAAATATGGCGATAGACGAAGGTTTAATGTCAGCCGCAGGATTAAACAAACCATGACCACGGTCATTGGCGTGACGGTATACGCTGCTGATGATCTCCCTTGCCTGTACTGCTGTTGCCCGACCACCGCGTTCGACAATCCGGTCACACAAATCACGAACCATCGATGTGGTAATTTCAGTCATCATTTTGTTGCCAAGAACTGGAAGTATGTCACGGTCGATCACCGCCTGCTTCATTGCGCGGGTACTGTCAGCCAGGATGACGTGTTTCATATAACTGTCGGTATGTACCGTAAACGTCTCGGCACCACGAATCTTTTTGATACCGTCACGTTTAGCCGCAGCCGGTGACTGGCCTGCTTTAAGCAGCTTCTTTGCAGCAATCAGTTCTTCTCGCGCTTCTGCCAGGCTGATACCGTCACGCCCATACTGCCCGATTACCAGTGTTTCGCGGCGACCGTTGATACGGTAGTCATAGCGAAACGAGACCGTACCTGACGTAAGCACAGCTACATACAGCCCGTCACGATCGGAAACTTTGTACAGTTTGTCCTGTGGCTTGAGGTTCTTTAATTTTGTATCGGTAAGCACAATTCACCCGTATAGAAACCATTTTCATGACGGTATGAGAGTATACCTTTAAGGTAATACCGTCACCTGTACCGCCAAAAAATATGGTGTAGAGTGAATAGAAATGAATACATAAAAACAAAAACCCTCTGCAAAAACAGAGGGTTGAATTAGTATCTGAATAGGAATGAGTTGCTATGAGTTAGCTGTTAATCATTCCCACTCAATGGTAGCTGGCGGCTTGCCGCTGATGTCATACACCACGC